GCCCATCCCATCGGGCACCAGTTCGTCGCAATACTGGCTAATCGTGAACAGATACCAAGGATCAATCGAAATCGTTGACATGTACCGCGCACAGCCGAAGCGCGGATTCAGCACAATATCCCGGAAGATCCAAGCCGGGTTATCAGTCCATGCGGTAGTAAATGTGCCGTCCCAGATGCCGGTGTAGGTGCGGGCTATGGGGTCATAATTTGTTGGGATTTGCACCCGCTTGCCACGGATGCGAACAGACAAGTCTGGGATACTGTTGAATTGTCTTGCGTCAACCTTTAGCGCCACCAGTGCGGTGTTGGGGTAGGCAAACTTCTCGTCAATGATTTCGGTGATTGATTGCCATTGGATGGCATTTTGTAGAAATGCTGTATTACTATCTGGCGTGATTCGTGTAACACGCACTTGCCATGGACCAGTGCCAGTCAGGTCAAACTCATAGGCACGTTGGAAGGCGCTGCTTGATTTGCCGCTGACATTTGGTTCGGTGACTGTATTAAATGGACCGCCGTTTGCTGACAAGCTGATTCTGTATCTGACGCTTGTGGCGCGTATGTCACCGTTGTCAACGTTTGTTGATTGCAGTGCCGGATGACTGATGATGACGCGGCAACGTTCAACATCTACATCGCTAATCGTCCGAGTGATTGGACCGGCGGCAATAGTGACATTCGTATTGACACCCTCAGTGTTCTCAACAGTGCTGAACCCCAACATTGGGGTTTGTGTTTCATCCGTTCCAGTGCGGCTATCAATCGTAAAACCCGTGAAATTCCTCGTGCCGTCAGGGTTTTGGATTGGCGTTGAATCAAGGAAGATGTCTTCCTCAGCACTATTTGGGAAACCTTCGATCTCTCCTTCGCTGATGGCGTAGACAGTCTTGGCGAAGGCAACAGAAAATAGGTTGTTGGCTTCTTCTACTGGTTGGCGCGTAGGCGCAATGACAGTTTGCTGAACAACGGTGGGTTGCGGTGAGCCACCAGCGCCACTGACTTCAGGCAGATTGTTGAGGTCTTCCATCAGAGGTAGTTCTGCAGCTCAAGACCGAATGACAAGACCGGCAGCGTGCCGACTAGGCGTTCACCGTAGAGGACTGGGACAACTTCACCTTGCTTGGTATTGGCGTTGGATTTATCAAAGGTGAATGATTTGAGTTGATCTGATTCGCTGCGACCAGACAGTGTTGCGCCGGTTGTAGCGCCTGGCATTGTTGGTGTTGGTGTCAGCAGTTGCGCGACGCCACCAAACAAAAATGCAACACCAAGAAGTCCAATCTTGGTCATGGTGGCGCCACCGATCGCAGCACCAACACCAGGAAGCAATAGAGAGAACGCAATCAAAGCAACGCCAGCAATGATTGATCCAACACCACCGCCACCGCGACCAGTCGGGATAGGCGCAAGTACAAGACGCTTGCTCATTGGCCACATCAGTTGCTCCTCGGTCAATCCTTCAGCACGATCTGTTACAACACGCCATGCAATACCGTTGTCACCACTATCCATCAGGTATTGACGGAGGTCGGGCATTTGCACGCACAGTGCACGTACAGCCTCGGCAGGCGTCTTGACCGCTAGCTGGAACCTGCGACCGAAACGGCGACCCGCCTCACCCAACAATCGGATCGTGACCATCAGGCTGCCCTCCGCAACACCATGTACGTATTCTCGCGGAAGTATCCGCTATACGCCGTCAATCCAGACAACCTGCCAACAAGGTGCTGGTACAACAGGTTGGCGTCGGGATCTTCCACAACCGCAACGTGGTTACAGCAATTCTGATTGCGGATGCGGAACATAATCACATCACCGCGCACAAAGGGCACACCAACAGGAATACGGACAAAACCTTCAGCAGCGAAATTGGCCTCAAAATGCGTGAAGCCACGGGTTGACCATTCGCCCTCATACAGGCGTTCGTAGTCGCCCATCTGTACTCCCATCTCCTGCCAATACCAATCACGCACCGCTGAATAGCAGTCATAGACGCCGTAGTTCCATTGGCGCTCCAGCAGTCCGGCACTCTGCTGTGGATCTAGCCAAAACGCCTCACTGCCACCACAATCCCAAACGGCATAAGGAAGGTTGAGTGCCTTGCACGCTTTGATGTCTGCTGGGCTGAAGCCGTTGTAATTAGCGTGGCTGTGCCAACAGGCAAGCGCATCGTCAAGGTACAAAGCTGTTTCTTCGGCGCTGATCGTGAATTGATCCAGCTCGGTGCTTGTGTTCGTGCATTGCACCAGCGAGCCATCTTGCAGGATGAAGCCGCAGGTCTCGCCTGGGTGTGCCGCCTCGGCGTATTGGCGCATTGCCACACGCTGCTCGCCGGTGAGTGGATTTGTCCAGGTCGAGAGTGCCATCAGCCGTTGCTATCCACTAACCCTGGGAAGCCCCCAAAGGGTAGGCGGCTTGTATCGCCGAATCGTAAGCGGCAACTTTCTAGTCGCTTGCCACATACGTCCTGTGCCTGTGTAGCGACAGGATCATCGTTCACGTCAAAAAAGTTGGCACCTGAATAATGGCAGCCGATACTGTCGCGGTAAATCCATTGGCATTGCTCACGCAGCAATCGTCGCCCCGGCAAACTGCGCCCTTCAAGATCAAATGGCACTGAAAGCTGGAAGGTGACCGACAGCTTTGTTTCGTTGCTTTTCTGTTCAACAACCCAAGTGTCTGGACCCCAATAAGCATCAGGATCTGCGCCTGGTTCGCCGTCTAAATATGTGGTCAGCGTGCGGATGCGTTGCACCGTTGCACCGACAAGATCTGAGTAGGTATTGGTCAGGGCTGTAATCGCCAAGCCGACATTGGCGAAAGTGATGCTAGGGCGCTCCAGTTGACCGCTAGTGTTTAACTCAAAACCGCTGGCTTGCAGTGGCAGGGCGATGTAGGTTTCGCCGTCGTACACAACATCATTGCCATTGACTTGTGTCCAGTTACAGAACCGATAGATTGATTGGTCGCCTGAGCCGGGTTCCAGCAAGACGGCAATATCGAGCGTAAAAAGATCAATAATCTCAGGTAGCTGGGTTTTAAAGGTTTGGAAATTAGGAGGGGATTGTGTCATACATAAATCCTCACCAACTCAAAGCTAACTTTCATAAACCCAGCACTAACGGGCGTCATTTCCCAACCGCCAGAAAGAATATAGTTACGCGCTGAAAGCGTTAATGTCACATCAACAACAGTATCATTTGCAATAGTCACAGAGGTCAATAGTCCTGTTGCTAGATTAGCCGTGTAATTTGTGGGTCGAGTAAATCCAGTCAGTGTTAGTGATGCGATATTATCGTAACCAAGATCGAGTATGCCAGCGGCAAAAGGTCGCTGAAAATTTTTGGTAGCGAGTGGTGGCGTCCAACTAATTTGTTGTGCTTTTTTGCTTAGCAAAAAGGATTCTATGGAATATGCGCTGGAGTATGGCAGTGGAGGAGTTTCGCATTGCCACCGCTCTTGATCAATATTTAGACCATCGGTAAGCAGTTGGCTGTAACCATCGCCAAAATTGATTAACTGACGGCGCTGAGTCCGGCGCACCGGAGTTGCCATCACAAGGGGAATATCGTCAAAATTGACGTAAGCCATTACAAGATACCTCCGCTGCGCTTCTGGTTAACTAGCGTTGCCATCACGATACCTTGAACTTGGTTGGCGATTTGCTTTTGAGCAGCAGGACTTAGATTTTCGCCAGTATTCTGCACAGTGATATTAACGGCACCAACCTGAACACCACCACCAAAACTGCCAGTGGGTGCGATGCCACCACTGCGACCTGGCATGAAGAGTTCAGGACCACGCTCACCAACGAGATAAGGCTGTCCGGCGGTAACGCTGCCGCCCATTGCGCGTTTCTTCGGCGACGGATTGAACAAAAAGCCAAGCAAGCCGCCGCCAGTACCAGTGCCCGATAATGCTCCAAATAATGCCATGTTGACAGCTACATCCAGCAGCTTGTTGGCTATGTTATTTAACAAGTTGGTGGCGACCTCTTGCAGACTCTTTGTGCCATCAATGGCGCCTTGGATAGCGCCAATAACGCCGTCTTTAATTGACATGCCAATGTCAGCATATACTTGCTTAA